ATATAAATGGGAAGTTTTATGAATATATATTTAGATTCACAAAATAATTTTTCTGAAGATATAAATTTATATTCCGAAGGATTTAAGTTTGATGAAACTGATATGAATTTTATAGAAGGTCAGATAGCTTTAAGAGAAATACCTATTCTTCTTGAGAAAGAAGAAATAATGAGTAGAATGAATTTATATGGCGAAGCTGCCGGAGTAATAGCTGGGATACTAGCATTTATAAAATCGGCAATAGCTTTAATGCTAAAGATATTTTTAGGATTTAAAGGAATATTGATTGCTGTAATTATAGCGTTAATAGGTAGATTTATAATTAAGAAATTTAAAGGTGGCTCTGTGTCATACTCAGGTGGAGGTGGAGGAGGCTCTGCTAGTGTTAATATGAATTCTGGTATGCCTGCAACTCCAAAACATAAACAACATATTTTACAAGACTTATATACTGATAGTATACCAGTGCTAACTGTACAAAATATTTTACAACAAGTTGATTTAGATAAAATTAAATCTATAGATAAAAAAGAAATTGAAAATTATGTTGAAAATATTTTAAATAGTATAAGAGTCGAAGCTGATGACGGTAATACATCCGCTATAGTTATACCAGAAAGTATAAAACCTAATCAAATTGTAGCTATAATAAATAAATGCTTAAAAGCAGATAAACGTCCGACTGGTGGAACTTATAGTAGTATATTAAAATCGAATCCATACTATATATTTGAAATGGATATTTTTAAAGAAATTCAAACTATAAATAGTGATAATACACTTAAAATAAAGATGGAAGATTTCATTGTTGATACTGTTCGTAATTTTGATTCAATGGTTGCTGCCGCTTATGTAACACAAGCTGGTGTATTAAGAGCTTTAACTGAATACTCAGGTAGTGCTATAGAAGAAGATTATTTTAAAGATATAATTGATGAAATGAAAAATCAAATTGGAGATACATTTCCAGATTTAGTCAGAATAGAAGGACAAAAGATAGGTAAGCAATATGATGCGAAAGAAGACCCTGATAAGTATTATGCTTATTTGATGAAAAAGATGGCTAATAGATGTAAGCCTGCTGTAGCTAGTGGATATATCAAAATATCAGATGCTTTAACTAAGATAGATAAATTTAAAACTGTTACAAATATTGAAGACGCTGATATGGTTGTTGATAGTCTAGTAACCGACGATAAAGGTACTCTTATTGGTACATCTTATGGTAAAAATAGAACTAAATATGTCGAATACAATTTACTAACAAGATTTCAAAGAATCTTCGGTGAAAATAAGCCAGATATGAATAAAATGAAATCTATTCTAAATAAATTAACTGAACTTGGTAATTATATACAAAAGAGTATAGCGAAATATAATGTAACATCATCAGAAAATAAAGTATGGAATACTAATTCGTCTAAGCAAGCTATAAATATATCGCTTGCTATGATAACATGTACAGCACATTCTGTAAATATATTATCCTTTATGCTTAAAAATAGTATAAATCCTATAGTTAAAGCTATAGAAGATGACGTAACATTTATATCAGTATGTGAAGGTATTAAAGCTAAAATAGCGGAAAAATAGAATTTATATATCCTCTCCATTTGGAGAGGATATATTTTTAAATATAATCTGTAGTTTGTGACATTACATGTATAAATATTAAAACTATATCATTTAATATTTCTTTATAAACTTCGTTTGTTGAATTGTTTACACACATAGGTCCTAGTGCTATAGATTGATTGAGTATAGCAAGTAAATTAATAGAGAACTCTTGTGTCTTTTTAAGAAAGTCTTTCTTTTGTTGTAATCTACCGTATCACCTTCTTAATTATTAGCTTTCTTACCAAGTTTTAATGTTAAGCTAGCGTTATAATTTGTAAATATTTGCTTTAAATCTGATTCTAAAGTTTCAACTTTTTTACCTTTAGCTTCTATATCTTTCTTAAGTTCAGCGTTATTCTTTAATTGAGATTCTAAGAAAGATTTAGCATAACAAGCTCTATCCCACATAATATGAACATAGTTAGCTCTATAAAGACAAGCCATTATATAAGGTAATGATATACAAGCATTATCTACACGAATAATAGCATTCATAAGATTTCCGATATTTGATGTAACTTGTTTTAATACTTGAGAAGCGTTAGATATTACACCCTTTGCTAGAGTAGACGAACTCTTAGTATTTCCTTCTCTTAAGTTTTTGAAAGTATCATTCTTACCTTTACCTTCATAAGTTTCTTTAATCGTAGACAAACCTTTTATGCTTGTTCTTAATATATCTTTTGCTACAACTTCATATGTTTTATATCCGTTCGCATCAAAGCCACTTCCAGCTGTAATCTTGTATGTTAAACTTGATAAAGGTGCTCCACCTTTAGCTTCTAAAGTAGTTAGATTTTTACCAACTATATCTCCATCTTTAAACATAGTTCCTTTAAGAACATTTCCGTTTACATCAAAACTTTCAGGTTTAAAGTCTGAATATTTATTAACGGCTGATATTTTACCTACAGCTGAAACAAAGTCTTCTTTCTTTATAATTCCAGTTAAGTTAGATTCTCCAAATGAATATAGATAATATACAGAAACTAACGGTATTATATTTTTAACTGGTATTCCGTATAATTTATCTTCATCTTTCACAAATGATGCAAGTCCATTATCAACACCTTGTGCATAATTATTAAGATTAGCTGGAGCTAATAAGCTTTGATATAAGCTTAATAATTCATCAGCTATTTCTTTATCATTTGCCGCTTTATCTAAATTTTCAAGAGATGCTAGAGTAAGACTTCCACAAGTCATTGTATTTTCTACAACTTTAGTAGCACTACTAAGAATAGCGATAAGTGATTTTAACTCATCTTCTTTATCTTTAGTAGGTACTTCGAATTTTACAGAGATATTACTATGTACTTTAGCTTTATCATAATACGATACACCAGAAAATCCCATTAGGTTTAAAGCTTTAGGATTTAAACTTTCTAAAGATTTTTTATCATCAAAAGATTTTAAGTTCTTAGTTTCTTCGATTATATTAGCTAAAATATTTTTAAGTCCAGTTCCGCTCGTTTTATTGTCTCCTAAGTATCTTTCAAAAGCATCATAACTATCTATACTACTTTGATTATAAATACTAGGTAATTGCACACCATCAACTGTTGATATTTTTTCTCTACTTATATCGTGTGGTGTTTTAATATAAGCTACAGTTGAATTAAGAAGTTGTCCTAATTCTTTTAAAACTGTCCAACCATTACCTTTATCTATTGGACTATTTGATTTAGAAGCTTCAGTTCTTTCTGAACTTCCACCACCACTTCCACCACCAGCTGAGTTATTAGCTTTATTCATTTTAAATCCAAAAGGTTTTCCTAAGATTTCTAAAGTTCTTCTACATACATTTTTAATAAAGTCTATTATAGCTTTCCAAAACTTCTTGAACATAGCCCATATTCTTTTGAAGAATCCTTGTTTAGCTCCACCTTCATCATCAGATTCACTATACATAACAATATCTTCATTAAATCCACGAACTAAGTCAAAGAATAAGTTATCTATATAATTAGATGCTACAACAAGCTCAGCCTCAGCGTATCTAAACTCATCAACTTCTGCTTGATATATACCATCATATAAGATTATATTATCCATTTAATTTCCTCCTTATTTTATTAAAATATTTAACTAAAGGGCTGTTTTTGAGGGTAACGAACAGCTTTATAGATATTTTACAAATAAAAGGAGGTGTCTTTAGTTGGGTAATTTATACGATAAAACCGTAGACACAACCAATAAACTTCTAGCAAATCAGAATAGAGGATATTATAAAAATAATATAAGAAGAATGGAATCAAAACCAATTTTCTGCACTTATTATAATATATCTAATGCTGATTCTACAGTATCAAAAGGTATGGGACAAGTAAATGATTTTATATCAGATAAATCTCCCGTAAGATACAATAAGATTAATAATGTACCAATATATGCTTTTAAAGAGTTCAATAGAGAAACTAGAAAGACAGATATTAAAGGAATAACTATAGAGCTTGATAATGAAGGGCTTATACCTTCATCATTTAATCCGCTTACTGGAGATTTCCTTATAATAGCTATACCATCTGGTCCTACACTTCTTTTTAAAGTAACAGTAGCTGACCCTACAAATGTATTACAGGACCCACACTATAGACTTAGATATACATATTATGCTGCTTTACAAAAGGAGCCTGAGAAATTTAGGCAACTTGATAAGCAATGTGTAAATGAGTATGATTTTGTGCTTACAAATGTAGGAGATAATAAAGCATCACTTTTAGATATAGGAACTGTGGCTTATATAAAAAGATTAGTTGCTGTATTTGGAAGACTTAATAGAGAATACTTGGAGACTTTCTATGATGATACGAATAATTTACTTTTGTATTCTCATGTATGTGAAGATAACCCTGAGCATCCAATAGATATGGTGTATTATTCTCCACTTGTAGTCGAGTTTCAAAGAAGACTTCGTCCTATAATGTATGAGTTTACAAAGACTTATTCTCAAGAGCTTATTCTAGTTCATGAGGATATGACACCTTTTTCTTTTGAAGGTTCTATGTATGCCGATTTAATATATGATGATTTAACTTCTTTTTTAGGTTTATTTATGAGATTTAAACCCGAATACTTTGATGAAGGTGGAAAGTATTTAAACTTAATGAAATGGTTTCCAGCAAATAGGTATTTAACAGCACTCAATATGTATATGAAACCTGATACAGTTGTGATGTCTTTAGGATTTCCGTCCGATAAGACAGCTGAGTTTATCATTAAGCATTCGAATAATAAACCTACAAATGTAAGAAAGTCTGAGATTGATAATTTCAAGAAAGCGTTTGAAAAGAAGTTAGATGCTGATAGTTCGATAATTGCATATATTCAAGATATAATAGAAAATCCAAAAGAGATACTTGAAATATGCGATGAAATACAAGTTGAGAATACTTTAGAGTATTATATGCTTATGCCTATAGTACTTTATTTTTTAAGAAATGCTATTGAAGGGTCTCAGCGTGACCCATCTTATTTACTTGATGATGCTATGGAAATGTAATGGAGGTTTAGTATGGATTTTATAATGGCGTTTATAACTATTCCTGAGATAGTTCATTGTATAGATATAGGACTTTATAGAGATAATAAAGATACTATCGCTATCATAGAACATCAGGAAGAAGAACCAGTTTATCAATTATAATAATTAGGAGGTAAGACATATGTCAAATACAAACGAAAGACAGTTACTTATAACTGCTTATTCTAAAAAAGGAGAAAGTGTTTCTGAATTTGGTGGACTACCATATCCAATTCCTATAGTTAATCCTATATGGGTTGGAATGGATAAGATAATAGCTGCACAATCTATGGGTGTACTTAATATATATGTACATAATGTGGAACCACCAGTTCTTTTAACAGAAGAGCTTTACAATAAATTCTATGAATTAGGATATATTGATGATAAAGTTGTAAAAGAAGCTTTAGATGAAGCAAAAGAAACTGCCGATAAAGAAACTAAAGAAGATGAAAAAGAGGCTGAAGTAGAAGAAGTTAAATCTGAAGAAACTTCTGAAGAAGGAGAAGAAACCGGAACAGAAGAAACTGAAGCTGGAGAGGAAAGTGGAAAACCTAAGCAAAAGAAAGGTAAAGGAAAAGGTAAGGAATAATTCACATAGTTAGGAGGGAGTTAAATGTCAAAAGAGAAATCACCATTTTCGGCGTTAGCAGATAATATTGGTGCTATACTTACAACACTTCTATCAGCTGCTATAATAGGAACTATATCAGTTGCTATCATGGTTTACCAACAAGCTGTGGAGATAACTCATATAAACGAGTCTATTCGTGATATGCATCTTACATTAGAAGAGTTAAAGCATAGAAGTGTGGGTGCTGATATTCGTTTGACAATGATTGAGGATAGTATTAAAAAACTCCAATCCGATATGGAAGATGTTAAATATGGTAAGTATAGAAATATGCGTTAAATGTCGTGAAATTGACAAAATAAACATATTTTTAGATGTAAAAATTAATAAATAAATTAGGAGGTAAACATAAATGGCTTGGGAAAAAATAGGAGAACATTCAATCGGATTCGGTATGTTCCATAAACCAACTTTATACGGAGAAGCTGAAGTTGCAGCAGCCGCAGCCGATGCAGCGGATGGTGCTGACGCAGTTGTTACTGCTGATGGTAATTCTGATGTAGATGTTACAGTTGAAGGAGATGAAACTCCTGCAATCAATGTAGAAATACCTGTAAGTGAAGATACTGGAGATGTAGAAAAAGTTGAAGTTGCCGTTCAATATGCTGAAAAATGTTCAAGATATGCTGAGTCTTTAATTGAAAGCTTAGAAGCTGGAGCTACAGCTGTTATCCAAGACGGACAAGTTCAAGTAGGAGCTACTGACATAATGCCAGAATCTGAAGAAAAATCTGATGGAGAAGTTACTTTAGGGGATATGAATGAAAACAGAATTGAAACTGAAGAAACTGTAATCGAATCAGATAAAGCTACAATGGATGATTAATAATATTTTGTACTGCCGTTATGGCAGTACATCTTATTTTCTTTGATTTTTATAAGCAATATAATAAAGGAGAGTGATAATATGCTTACGAAACAAGAGCTTTTAAAATACGCTGTAGATGTAATAAACTTACAAGTTATAATGAGTCATCATAGTTTTGATGATGTATCTGTAGATAAAGAAGTTGAAGAATGTACTAATATTAAAAGGATAGTTCTTGATGATTGGTATGAAAGATTTGGTGGCAATAAGACACTTGCGTTATTCTCATTAGAACATGCTCATTGCACATATGATGAATATAACGACGATAATGAGTATTCTTTAGAAGAATTTATTTGGAATAAAGGTTTTAGAGATGATAAGGATTTTATATATGAGCTACAAACTAGAATACTGGCTACATTAAATTGGGTAACTTTATAAGGAGGAATATATAATGGATAAAATAACTTTAAAAGAAATGATAGATTATGCTAAGGATGTTATAGAGCTTACAAATAAAGTATATTCAGTAAAAAATACAGATACAGTTAATACTGAAAAAGCATCGGAGCTTAAATGTATATTATATAATGATTGGTGTAAAAGATTTGAAAGTTTAAATCTTGCTAAGTTCACTTTAAAAGCTATACTTGCTGATAAGGATGAATGGTGTAGAGATGATGAAATTTTCTTAAAAGATATACTAGAAGAACATCCTATGAGAGATGACGCTATATATGATTTAGAAGCTACTATGCTCGCTATACTTAAATGTATAGATGATGATTTAGAATATTACTAACCTCGTTTTTTTTTTTCAATTATATATAATAAACATAGAAAGACAGGAATAAACTTACACTGTGTAAGAGTTCCAATGTCTAAATTTATTATATATGACTGGGAGGTCGATTAGAATGACAAATTTAAGAAAAGCTGCACAAATTATAGGTATGGATTGGAATGAAGTTGGAGAATGCCTAGTGAATGATGGTGCTAGAAAGAGAAGAAGAGGGAACGGTTTAAACTTAAAATATATCCCTAAAGTTCTAGGACTTTGTAAAGAATGGAAAGTTAAGCACATCTCTATTATATCTACTAAATGGTGGATAGGAGATTATGGTTGGGTTGCAAATAATCTTGATAACTTCAATTATTACAATGCGGATTTAAGATTTGATGCTGACCCTAAACTTGTATACAAAACTTTAAGAAATCTTTATAATATTCATAATACTAAGAAATGGAAATCTTATGAAGATGAAGATGGACTACATTGGTATTATTATTTCCAGAAGGTATTATAAAGACTATCAAGTATGGAGAAAATGATAGAGACGAACTAATAATATTACAAGGCGGTCAAGTATTTGACGTCGGTAATGTCTATTGGTTTACTTATAAAGATAGTCATAGATTAACTAAAGAAATTAAAAGAGGTTATCAATATATAGAACCTCAATATTTCTTCGGAGATATTTATGGTTATGATGAAGAATAAAAATATTAGTGGGGTTTCGGCTCCACTTTTATTTTTTTTTTTCTACTTTCCGAATTACTTTATAGTATTATATATTATTAACATAGATGACAAGATATATTTCAATGTCACAATTTATATTAAAAGGAGGTATCATTATGATACGTATAGAAAATGAATTTATTTTTAACGGTAGAAGGTTATTGGAATTATGGCATGAAAATTGTGAAGTTAAAGATTATGAATTTGATAACTGTAATGGAAAAGAATTTGTAGATTTTACATTTTCAAATTGGAGAAAACTTTTTGCTAAAGATACATCAGCCTATCTTATGCAAAAGTTTGCTGATGATGTAGCTACAGCAACTTACGGTAAAACTGAAATGTTTAGTTTAGAAGAATTTGATAATGTTGTAGATGCTTATAAGAATGCTTGTAAAACTCTTGATAATCATAATATTGAAGCTGGACTTGAATTTGAATATATAAGACTTCTATCTTCACTTTGTATGATAGCTACAGTATGCACAGAAAACTATATAGGAGATGATAATAATGGTAATTGATAAGTATTGTGAGAAAGCTTTATCTTTATATCCTTTTAAAAGAGGAAGTGTAGATGTATCAGATGAAGATATAAAGGAAATGAAAAATCTTTGGTATAGAAACTTTCATTCTGATTTATTTGCAAGAGAAGCACGTAGAGCTGTTGTAGGGTATTGTATAGGCTTTGTAGATGGTTCAAGCAATTACACTGACCTAATTTCAAAGGAAGAACTAGAGGGTACTATAAAGACTTATAAATACTACCGTGAGAAATTAGAAGAAGCTTGTAAGTTAGAAGTAGATGCAAAGAAAGTTGATGAAGATTTCACAAAGGTTAAGATGCAACTATACGCAGTTTTATCTATGATAGCTGATTATGTGTCTAAATCAAATGAGCCTATGTGTAAGCTATCTAATACTATACTTTCAAAACATCAGCAAGATTACATATTGGAAACATTCTCAAGTGATACATCTCTTGCTGAAGATAGAGCTGTAAATACTATAACTAGATATATGGCTGAGTTTACAAATGTTGATAACTTTGATGAAGTATGGCTTGGTAAGACTATGAATGTTATGTATGAAAATAAGCAATACACAACTCATAAGGAGCAAGATATAAAAGACTATATAAAATTATATCCGGATTGGATAAATTACTACGCTCCGAGAATACTTATAGCTGGATACACAAAGGCACTTAAATTAAGACTTAATTTTGAAGCAAGAAGAAAGAAGGAGGAAGAACATGCAGACAACTAGAAAGATTCTTGTTAAAAGAAAAAAGATGACTAAAAGTGATAAAGGTGGATTTGAATTTAAAATAAGTATCAATACATATATTGATAATATAAATCCAACTTTAGAGAATAAGCCTTATGATAGTAAAGAGATAATTATACTTAGAGTTTATAAGACTCAGAATAAATCTATCATAACGGGAGATTATAAGAAAGGTAAATACTTTACTATGAATATAGCAAAGCATATACTTCATAATAAAAAGGTTATAGATACTATAGCACAAGTATATCATAATAAACTTGATGATGAAGCATTATGTGATTACTTACCTACTATAGATAGTTTAATTGGAGATATATTAACAGAAATATCATTGAAAGGAGAAAAATAATGAAAGAAAGATTTGTAGTTGAAATGGAAAAGAAAAAAGAGTTTGAAGATGGAAAGTTAGATTCTATAAAGGTGGAAGCTAGAGTTAAACGCTATTTAGAATTTGACAGTGAAGAGGAATTATTCATAGGGTCTGTTACTGAAGATAGAGGACGAGCTTTAGGACTGGTTGAGATTGAAAGATATAATCTTAGTGAAGATAAAGAATTATGTCAGAAAGCTTTTAGACTCGATATCCTTCCGTATTTTGATGCTGAGAATAATCTTTATAAGTTCTTAAATGATAGAAGAGTATTTGAAAGACTTATAAAGGAAATGGTAGAACTTATGGGAAGACTTGATAAGAAGACATCAACTGTAGAATTTGGCTTTTATTGTAAAGTAGATAGCATAAAAGCAAGTTTAATACAAGCAATAGAACTAGAAGCTGAAAGTGAATTAAAAGAAATATCAAAAGATAGATTTTTTAAAATAGAAGAAGTTATAAAAGAAGCTTATAAAGGTGGTAAAGAATGAGTTATAAATTAAGTATAAAAATTAAAAATGCTGAAGACGGAGTTTATACTCTGTCTTTATCTTTAATAGATAATAAGCAAAATGATATGATTGCTTTGAAACTTGAAGTAATATATCGTAACCGACAGGCAAGATATGCTGATAAGGTTGATGTATACTCGAAGAAAATAATAGATATGACAATACTTAACGATGCTTGTCTTATTGATTTTATAGGAGATAGTATATACGATTTTATCGGACAATTAGGATATATAAATTATAAATCTTCTAAGGAATATACTTATAGTGATAGTTTTGCTGAGAAAGTAAAAAGAAGCACACTTAGACATTTGGAAGGAGATGACTAATGGCTGAAGGTTTCTTATTTGGTATAGGAGTTTGGCTTGCTAAATTCTTTGTAGATGTTCTTATATATCTCTTAGGTATAGTAGGAATAGTTATATTTGTATTTATATTAATACTTATTGATAATTGGAGGAAATAAATGAGTAATGTAAAATATACTGTACATTGTGAACTGTATGAAGATACAGATAAAGAGTTTAAGTTTCATGTATTTTTAAATGAAACTGGAGTTATAGCATTTGCTTACGGTCTTATTACTTTAAGAGTAACTTACGATAAAGTAACTAAAAGACACACTATAGAAATGGACCATTGTGAAGAAGATAACTTACTTACAAGCTCTGAAGTTGTAGGAGTTGTAGGACCAGCTATAGATGGTTATATAAAATATATACTATCTGGTAAAAGAGGAGCTATGGAATACTCTAAAGATTATATAGATGATTATAAGAATTATTTTATATCTTGGGTAAATGCCAGAATAGAAAGTATAAATAATGATACAGATAATAGTATTGATATGATTAATTAATAATAAATAATGGGGTGAGGCTTGTCCTTACCTCATTTATTTTTTCAATTATATATAATAAACA